TGATTTTAAAGAAGGTGCTAAAGTGAATGTAACCTTAGATGATAAAAACTTAACAGTCATGTACAACGATTCACTGATACAGAATGAGTCAGACATGGTTAAAAAGGGTTGGTTCGACTTCATGAAGGAAATGAGGCAGTTCGCTAAGAAACGTATGTTGCAATTTGATACAAGAAACATAACTAAAAATAACTTAGACAGACGTGATTACGATTATCAAGTCAAAAACAGACCCGGAGAACAACAAATGAGTGAATCAACAATGTATGGTACTAGCAGAAATAGTATCCAGGATGTAGGCAACGCAAGAGTGCTTGTCAAACATTCAAGACCAGTTAACCAGGAACAGCCTGGTGCAAGAACAAGAGACATCCACAGTTTATATGTAGAAAGTGGAGAAGGCGAAAGATTTAAATATCCATTTAGACATTTGAATGGTGCTAGAGCAATGGCAAGACACGTTGCTGAAGGCGGAAATCAATATGACGACTTTGGTAAGTTTATCGTTTCACTCAGCGAAGAACTTTCTAACTTACGTAAGTTTAAAACTTACATGAATCGTTCAGCAGTTATGGCAGAGGGTCTACGTGACTACATGGGCGTTGTAAATGAAAGAATTGATACAGTAAAAGAAACTATTCTAAAATTACAAAAAGAAACACATTACAAGGAAACTTTCAAAAACTTTTCTCCGACAGTTAATGAAGAAGTTCCGGAAGATGTTTCTAACAGTTGGATTGATGAATTAACAATCAGACAGTTTAACGAAGAACTTAAAAGTGTGTTCCCTTACATTTACAAATTAGTAAGTGAAGCAAACAAAGTTAAAGAATTAGGTCCAAACGATTTAACTGAAGACGAAGAACTAGAATATACTGACGGCATGACTGCTGATGAAATGTTTGCAATTTCACAAGCAAAAATAATGGATAATGATCCAAGCGAAGAAGCAGTATCAGGACCAATGTTTGTATTCCAAGATATTAAGGACCCAGCAGTTGAAAAAGAATACGATGCTAAAATAAAAGCATTTATTAAAGATCAATATAATTTAGATGATGAAGATATGAATCATATGTTTTCAGAAGTATCTAGCATGGGCATGAACAAGTACGGACTTGCGGCAAGTAAGATTGGTGGCAAGTTTAAGTCTTATCAACATGGTGAACTTACAGGTGAGTTTGACAGCATGGAAGAATTACAAAAGCATCAAATGGAACTTGTTAATAAGGCAGATGATAAAAAAGAAGCAAGTGGACCAGAAGGCGGAATGGAACCACACGCACATAAATTTTACATCGATGGTGACTATGATCAAGACAGAGGCATCTCTGATAAAGATTGTGAACAAATGGAAATGGCTTGTAAAAAGGCTGGCATCGAATGTAAATGTGAGCCAGATGAAATGAGACAGGGCGGTGTAGTAATACACACTATGGCACCACGAGATGCAGTAATGGATGTATTGGACAAAGAAGGTTACAATGTTGAAGAAGCAATTATTGAACCAGCAGACGACTTTGCAGATAGAATTAATTCTATCAATCCTAAACATGATGAACAAGAACAAGATGCAACTGAAGGTAATGAGTTTGCACAAAAAGTACGTGAACTTAAAGCCAAAGGTGCAAAGCCAGGAACTAAATTTAAAACTTCAGATGGTGAAGAACATACATTAGAACAAGCAATTACAAAAGTTGGTTTAAATGTAGAAGACTTTTTCACAGCAGAAGAACTTGCAAATGAAAATCCAATGACACAGGCAGACTTAGACAGTGAAAGATTTGGCGAGTTACATGACTTTGAAGAATTCAAAGATGCAGTAATGAGTGATATCAAAGATCCAAAAGGTGCATACGCAGGCAAAGACAAAAAAGAAATTATTGCTATGCTACGCAAAGAAGCAGACTCAATTGGATATGCTGATGTGTCAGATGGAGATAGACGTCCAGAAGAGCCAACTTGGTTAAACAAGATTGCAGACGAAATGGAAAATGAAAAAACTCCTGATCAAACTGAAGAAGAAGATCCAAAAACAGATTTCACAAAATGGTTAAAATCTAACTACAACAAATCACCTAGAGATTTGAAAGGTGACGAGTATGTTAAAATGTCTAAGGAATTTCAAGCATCAAAGAAAAAAGAAGATGCTGAAACAGAAGAGCCAGAAATTGAATTAGAAGAGTTTGTAAAAAGTTTGTACGACTACACATCTAACTCATTTCCAAAAGGTGAAACAGCAGTGCTGACAGCGGTAGAAAAGAAATACGGTGAAACTTCTATGAGACCTGCGGCGGAAATGATGAAAGAATTGGTTTCAGGACAAGATCAAGAAATGGAGAGAATCAAGAAATTAGCAGGCGTATAAGTTTTTAACTAAACATATATGTGATGCGATTAAATGATTTATTCCCTACTCCAGTCTTAGTAGCAGATATAGATAAGAACATTGCTGATGATGTAGAATCATCAGTTTTATCTCGCTTGGACAAATTGGTAAGACACAAAGATCAAAATAGCGACTTCCACGAAAAAGACAAACTGTTTGACTTGAAAAATGAATTGAATCCCCTGTATAATTTTTTTGTACAAGGACTTAATGCATTTGTTGAGCAGACAGGAACAAAAGCAGTAGAGTCACATTTTACATATTGGTTCCAAGATTATCGTAATGATGGAGATCATCATGGCAAACATAATCATGGTACTGATGGTGTTAGCGGAATATATTGGGTAAGAGCATCAGGTAATGCTGGACAAACAGTATTTTATAATCCAAATGTAATTATGGAGTACGTACATCCAACACAACAAACGAAGTACAACAGTACGGAACTAGGGTTTGCACCACGTAAAGGTTGCTTACTTTTGTTTCCGTCATATGTCAATCACAGTGTACTGTCGAGTCCGAAAGAAGCAGTCAGAACTACTATTGCTTTTAACTTTGGACCAGCAGAGGTATAATATACCATGTTTTTGGCAATTAAACTGTTGACTTTATAAATAATAGAGTGTAGTATATAAAACTGTGCTACATGATTAGGCACTAGCGAAGGCTAAAAATTATAGGAGGCAAATATTATGGCTACATTAGCAGAAATTCGTGCAAAACTAAAAGACCAAGAAACAAGGTCTTCAGGTTCTAACAGAGGACCATCCGACAACGCAATCTACCCATTCTGGAATTTAAAAGAAGGTGAATCTTCAACGGTTCGTTTCTTGCCAGATGGCGATAGCAACAACACTTTCTTTTGGAAAGAAAGATTAATGATCAAACTCCCTTTCGCAGGTATTAAAGGAGAGACTGACAGCAGACCTGTACAGGTACAAGTACCATGTATGGAAATGTATGGAGAGTCTTGTCCAATTCTTGCAGAAGTAAGAGGTTGGTTTAAAGATCCATCATTAGAGGATCTTGGTAGAAAGTATTGGAAGAAAAGATCATATATCTTCCAAGGCTTTGTAACTGACAATGCATTACAGGAAGATGGAACTCCTGAAAATCCAATTAGACGTTTTATAATTGGACCACAGATTTTCCAACTTATCAAGAGTGCATTGATGGATCCAGATATGGAAGAACTGCCAACAGATTATACTTCTGGGGTAGATTTTAGAATTACTAAAACTTCAAAAGGCGGATACGCAGATTATTCAACTTCAAGTTGGGCAAGACGTGAACGTCCTATTACTGAAGAAGAGAAGGCGGCGGTTGACAAAAATGGTTTGTTTAATCTAAGCGACTTCCTTCCTAAGCAACCAAGTGAAGTTGAGGTCAAGGTAATCAGTGAGATGTTTAAAGCATCTGTTGATGGTGAAGCATATGACACAGAGAAGTTTGGACAATACTTTCGTCCAGCAGGTGTTAGTGCAAAGACAGGAGATCCAGTAGCACCTAGTACTCCTAAAGCGGAAACACCAACAACTACTGCTAGTGTAGAAACTCCAGCACAGCCGGCTCCAGAGCCAGTTGTTGAAAAGGTAGCAGAAGCATCAGTGACTGCAACCGCAGAATCTACAACTAACAATAAAGCGGAAGACATTTTAAAAATGATCCGTTCACGACAAGGCTAATAAACTTGTAGGGAGTAGGTTTCGGCCTACTCCCACTTGTTAAGAAGGAGAAGTTATGGCTAGTAAGGCATTTGACGTTTCTAAGTTTCGTAAAAACTTAACTAAATCCATTACAGGTATGAGTGCAGGATTTCACGATCCTACTGATTGGATTAGTACAGGAAACTATGCACTCAATTATCTTGTATCCGGAGACTTTCACAGAGGTGTTCCTTTGGGCAAAGTAACTGTGTTTGCAGGTGAATCAGGATCAGGTAAGTCTTATTTTTGTGCAGGTAACATTGTTAAAGAAGCACAGAAGCAAGGCATCTTTGTAGTTTTAGTTGACTCAGAGAACGCACTTGATGAAACTTGGTTAACTGCATTAGATGTAGATACAGATGAAAAGAAATTATTAAAACTTAATATGTCAATGATTGATGATGTTGCAAAAACAGTATCAACGTTTATGGGTGATTATAGAGAAATGCCCGAAGAAGATCGTCCAAAAGTATTATTTGTAATTGACTCATTAGGTATGTTATTGACTCCAACAGATGTTGATCAGTTTACAAAAGGTGATATGAAAGGTGACATGGGTAGAAAGCCTAAGGCACTAACGGCACTTGTAAGAAACTGTGTTAATATGTTTGGTAGTCATAATGTAGGACTTGTAGCAACTAATCACACTTATGCATCACAAGATATGTTTGATCCTGATGATAAAATATCAGGTGGACAAGGATTTATATATGCATCAAGCATTGTTGTTGCAATGAAAAAATTAAAAC